CTTTCACCAACAGCACAATCTGCTGGTGGAGTTGTCTCTTTCGGTTTGACAGGAATTTCTTTTCCTTCAGGAGTAGTCTTAGTTTCAGGAGGAACAGTACCAACACCAGCCAATTGTGGCGGAACATTTTTATCTTTTCTATTCTCTTCTATTCCTTTTTTCTGATTGTCAGTTAGTTCTCTTTGAACAGGCTCATCGGTGCGTTCAGCAATATTAAATGTTTTTGGGTCAGCATTATCTCTACCACTTCCTGGATTTAATTGCAATGTTGACCCTTGAATAGTTGTTGTAGAATCAGAATAGAATTTAGATTCTCCTTTTGCTTCCATCTTCAAAGTACCAGAAACATTAAAGTTAGCATCACCACCAACTTCAAGACAAAAGTTTCCTTTTGTTTTCATGTGAATACTTTTTTCAGCAGTAACATTACAATCACCAGCAACATAGATGTTGAAATCTCCCATTGATAAGTGATAGCTGGTTTTATTTGATTTCACAACAACATCACCATCAGGATGCATTTCAATGAATGTGCCTGTTCTGTGATAGATGTGAACTCTTTCAGCGCCTGGAGTATCATCTAATTCAAATACATGCCCAGACTTAGTTTCCATAACCATGTTGTGTGGAAATTTTGCATTGTATTTTGTTGGTGGTTCTGAAAACGATCCACCACATGCAACAGGCACACTTTGAATCACGGCGTCCTTTTTAGGACCAACAATCCCTGGACCACGGCCACCGGCGGCACCAGTACCAGGTGGTCCACCACCAGTAACATAGTTACGAGCCAATCGTGAATTGGTTGGTTCATTTAGTTTCTTTGGACTTGGATTTGTTTCAGCCGCTGCCGCTTCTTTTATTTCAACAATTGTTTCTGGTGAGTCAAATATTGTATCAACATTTGATGTATTTGCAGTATCATCTTCAGACTCATCATCAGGAAGAGGATTCTTCTTAAAGAAAAAATCAAATAAACTTTGAACTAAAGCAAGACTTGATGCACCAGAAACACCACCAACAGTACCATATGGACTACCACCACCAGCAGGACTACCTGCACTTCCTGCGGCGGCATTGTTGGTTGATATTTTCTGAGATATTAATGGATTGTTCTGTAATATAGATGCTAATGAGATTGGAATAAATGTGCTATTATTCATTGCCGATGCATAGTTTGGCACCGAATTTTTTAAAATCAAAGCCGCAACTGTAGCACTAACATTAGGATTTGTTGATAAACTATTTGGGTTATTGACGATATCAATATTAATATTATCAACTCTGGCTAACTTTTGATATTTTATATAATCTTCTAAACCTGATATTGGCAACATACCACGAGATGAATAATCATTTGCAGTATCAGTAGATGGCGAAGTAGAATCCCAATTTGTTGCGGCACCGACAATGGCAATTAACGCACTTTTGGCAACTTTACTAGTCAAACCAATATCATCACAGGCATTGATAATTGCAGTAATGTTTGTTGGTGCTAAAACTGATGAATTTATGTTTTGAGAAACTCCAGAAATATCAACGCTTGTTGGCGGAACTCTTGGAATACTTTCATTAATTCTTTGAATAGCAGTATCAAGAACGATTGTAATATTTGCAATCAATGGATTGCCAAAACCATCACGAACAATTTCGCCACAATGGTCTCTCAAAAATCCTGTAGTGTTTGAGGTCGGCGCTGTATTAGCAACGATTGTGTATGGTTGAAAAAGAGTTGCCATTATTATTTCGCTGTTGTTTGTGTTTTAATAATCTCACTAGGTGGTCTAGGTCTGTCTGCTAATTTTGCAGGTGTTCTTGGGTCGTTGAAACCCTTACTTGAGTTTGCTGGTTGCTGAGGAATACCAGGAACAATACCAAGCATCATTGGGTACTGTGCATCTTCACCATCTGCGAAGAAACCAAAAACCATATCACCCTCTTCAGCCCTATTGTATGGACCCCAATCTAGTGAATGTATTGGATGTGCCCACGGCAAATCTGCTGTTGGCACTTCTGTTTTTTCTGCCGAATGATATCCTGCTACACGAACTCGGCAACGAAATAGTTGCAATGGGTCTTCGATATCTTCAACGACACCGAACCAAAATTTAATATCTTTCATTACTTAGGTATCTTTTTCAAGGAGTCTTTCACCAATTCAATAACACACACATGACTATCACGCTTCATTATATGCCTCACAGCAGTAATCAAATAATTTCCAGAATTCAAAACATCTTCGTCTTTTATAACTGGCGCCTTATTCAATGAAACTTCAGGTGCTATAAATTCAACAACAGCACCCGCTGTAAATTCCATACTTCCTGGAATCGTCAATGATAACTTCTGCATATTTAACCCACCTAAAAACATGGGTCTTTGAAGATACCATTTCTCAATATCATTAGGTTTTGGACCAGGTCCGTATGTTATCTTATCACAATCTTTTGTAGATAGTTGTAATGATTGAACACTTCTGGTTGGTGTAGATTTTGTTTTATCGAATGTGTCACTATGTGGATTTATTTTATTCAAATGTTTTGTGCTACCAAAAAATCCATTTGACTCTAAAGTTGTTTCTGCAATTACTTGTGTCAAAGGATTTACGGTGACTAATGTTGAACCTGCATATCCATTTGATACCAAATTTAAAACATCAAATGAATTTGAAAATCTATAATTCTCTCCACCATCAGATTCTTCTTCGGGTAAATTTGGTTTTGCTTTTGGTGCTAAAGCAGGTTCAGCAATTTTTTTGATTGTGGCATGTAATTTTCGTACAGCCTTTTTTTGCACCAAATTTTCTAATGATACAAAATTGAATCCCACGAATGTTTCAAAAAACAAATAAGTTGAGCCTGCACTCAGTGGAGATATCGCTCTCTTTGACAACCAATTGATTGCCTTAAATGGTGTCATAAATGGAATCACAATATCATAAATTCCTGCGGTAGGTTCAATATTCTTAACTTGAGCACCAAGTCTTTTTGCGGCAACATCATTTACCATATCACTTATTTTTTTACCAATATATGATTTAGAAAACATCTCAGTCTTGAACATTTCTTCACCGCAAAAATAAAGAATGTAATTTTCATTAGTGTCGCTTTGTTTCACTCGGTCACTCATTTTATAGATTCTATATTTTTTCTTGTATGTTGTTTTAGCAGATGGTTTTGTAAATACAATTGAAATGGATTCATATCCGGCAAGAGGTAATTTATTAATCAAATTATTACTATCACTCAACAAAATATTGCCAGTTAATACATTGTTGTAGATATCTTCAAATATGTTTAACTCAAACAGAATACCTCTAACATCAATTTTGCGACCATTGCCTGCTATTAAAATACATTCGTTCAATTCAAAGTCATATGAATTGACCATTCCATCAGTTGCCATATTAAGTGTTTTCCAATAAGTCTTCTAATTCTCTAATAATCTGACCAGTGTAGTCTTTCTTTAAAAGATAAATTGTTCGTTTCTCTTCGTTTAGATTTTCTTCATATTCATAAGAATAAACAACATTTCTTGTTGTGGTTTGTGTTACTACGGGTCCACCAGGCAAAGTTGCCTCAACAGGAACCATATTGACAAGAGTCGCATATTCAGTAGCATCACTTGGTAACACTGTTCGTGAAGACTCTCCAAATGTGGTACTTGTAGTTATGATTTTTTCATAATGATGAACTGTTGTTTTGGATAATTCAATGCTACCATATTTTGATTTAATGAATCTTTGGAAACTAATATAGTCTTTAGGCCAATCTAAAACTGGGTCTAGAATATTATTGAACAAAGTTATAAACCAATACAAATCGGCAGAGCCATAAAGTTTGTGTGCAATTATTTCTGGTCTGTCACCATCTTTAATTTGATACTTGTAAAAGATGTGAGTGTTTCTACGCAGAAAATCACGAAAATCAATTCGTTGATTATCATAGTATAGAGTAACTCTGGTAAAGATGTTACTGACAACATCTACTGTTTGCTCTTTTTGGTTTGCATTTAAATTGTAACCAATCAGAGGAAATTTTTCGAAATAAGCAATTGCCATTAGTATCCCTCTTTGACTTTTTCTTTGGTGATGAATTCCAACTCTTTTAATGACAGTTGCAAACGAATGTATACTGGCATACCATCTTTGAATGTTATATAACCATTAGGTGCATAATCGACATTCAATCTGTCTAAAGCACAACTTGCTA